ATACCTGCAAAACAATACTTTAAAATAAATGAAGAACAAGTTATTAAGTTTCTTAACAACAAGTCATCAACTAACTTAACAACTATTAATAAGAATAAAGAAATAATATTAAAGAATAAATTATCTATAAAGGAAAAATTTATTAATCAGGTTATGTTTTTTAATTATTCAAAAGAAATGAAAGAAGATTTTATTAATTACTGGACAGAGGGTAAAAATAAGATGAGGTATCAAAAGCAGGTAACATTTGAAATTAAATTAAGATTGGAGAGGTGGTCAAAAAATTCAGCTAAGTGGGATAAACCAAAATTTAATAGTACATCTAAATTAGATCAACAGATAGATGCATGGCAAAAAGCTAAAGAGTTATTATGAATATAGTAGAAGAATTTAGACAGAAGATTTATTTAGAAAAGTTATACAAAAGAAGTGTTATAGATTTAGATAATTATTTTAAATATAGTGGAAAAGTAGAAAAGAGTATTAATTTAAAAAAACTTACACCTAAGTACAGATTAAAAAAATTATGAAAACATTACAAGAAGAAAACATAAAAGAATTAGAAGTTAAGGTATTAGACTTGATAGCTAAGACTTCAGTAGAGTTAGGACACAGAGGAGATCCTAAATCAATGGCATCTCTTGCTAAGATATTTGCAGAGGATTTACAAAAAGAGAATAGGTTTAAACGTATGACTATCAATCAAATATCTGATTCTTTTCATATAGGTGTAAGATTTGCAGAGTTTGAACCATTTTTAAATATACGAACATTTTTTAGGTTTATAATAAGTCATAAATCAACTATTGATAAGGCTTATTATTCTGTTCACACATTAAATCAAAATCCTAAACAAGTTCCTTATTATCAAGAACAAATTAAATTATTAAAATGAAAGTAGGAACATTTTTTAGTGGTATAGGAAGTCCTGAACAAGCATTGTTAAATCTTGGAATTCCGCACGAAATAGAGTTTGCTTGTGATATAGATAAATATGCAAGAGAAACATATTTGAAAAATTTTAAATGCAATAATATGTATAATGATATAACTGCTTTAAATATGAAAGATTTATCTTATGTTGATTTATTAGTATTTGGTTTTCCATGTCAAGCATTTTCAATTGCAGGTAAGAGAGGTGGTTTTGATGATACAAGAGGAACATTATTTTATGATTCTTTAAGATATTTAAAAGAACATAAACCAAGATATTTTATAGCAGAAAATGTTAAGGGTTTATTATCTCATGATTCTGGTAAAACTTTTCAAACAATAATAGATTGTTTAGCATCAACAATTAATACACAAATGACATTGATGCCTTTTGATAATTTAGGTTATCATATACATTATAAAGTATTAAATACAAAAGATTTTGGAATTCCTCAAAACAGAGAAAGAATATTTATTGTAGGCATTAGAGATGATGCTGACAACAATTTTAGATTTCCAAAAGAAATAAATTTAACAAATAAATTAAAAGATATTTTACAAAACAATGTAGATAAAAAATATTATTTAAGTGATAAAGCAATAAAAAGAATTGAAAAAAGCAAATTTAAACAAGATTTTAAAAATGAAAAAACTAATTATGTAGGTTGTATTACAGCAGGTTATCACAAAATACCTTCTGATGGTAATTATATAACACATTCATTATATCCAAGAAGTAGTAAAACAAATAAAGGTGGCACAGGTCATTTAAGTAAATCAGACGGAACAAGTTATTGTTTAGATACTAACAATGCTCAAGCAATAGAATTATTAAGATTAAATGATGTAAAATTAATAGCAACAAAAAGAAAAAACGAAACTTCAAAAGAAATTAATGAATTTTTAAAAAAATATAAAAACACTACAATAAAAAAAATTTCAAAATATTTAAATATACCTAAAACACAAGCAGAGCATTATTTTAGAACTGATAAAAGCAGATGTATACCAAATGTTAATGATTGGAAAAAATTAAAAACATTATTAAAATTTAACGATAAATATGACAAACAAGTTTGTGAAATAGAAAAAAAAGCTTATTCATTTGAAAGTTCTACAAGATTATATAGTGAAAATGGATTGAGTGCAACATTACAAACTACTGAAAACACAATGTATAAAAGTAAAAATAAAATAAGAAGATTAACACCAATAGAATGTGAAAGATTACAAGGTTTTCCAGATAATCATACAGAAGGTGTTAGTGATACTCAAAGATACAGACAATGTGGAAACTCAATAACTGTTAATGTTATGCAGGAAATAATTAAAAATTTAATTTAATAAAAATGAAAACAATTAAAATTACTAAAGATCAGGTTAAAACACAAAAGGATGCTATTAAATGGCATTTAAAAAACTATGGACATATTACAAGTTGGGAAGCTATAAAAGAATATGGTGCTACTAGACTTGCTGATATTATATATAAATTAAAAAAAGATGGTTATAATATTCATAGTACAGATTTAAAAGTAGAATCAAGATTTGGTAAACAAACAACTATATCTAAATATCTTTATTTTAAACCTACACCAGTATTTGAACAGAAATTAATATGGGGTTAAAGACTATTAGTAAGTTAAAGAAAGAGTTAGACAAATGGTTTAGCTTATACATTAGAATAAAATCTTGTGATGATAATGGTATGGTAATTTGTTATACATCAAAACGTAAATACCATTATAAAAATATTCATGCAGGTCATTTTATTTCAAGACGTCATCTATCAACTCGTTGGCTAGAACAAAATGTAAAGCCACAGTCAGCAGCAGATAATTTATTTGGTCAAGGAGAACAGTATAAATTTGGAATGTATTTAGATAGCGAATATGGAGTTGGTACTGCTGAACAATTATCTATAGATGCAAGAAAAACAATAAAGATGTCTAGGATAGATTATGAAGAAAAGATAACTTATTATAAATCAGTTGTTAATAAAATAAAACAAGAAAAAAATATAGAATAATATTTTGTATTATATTTGATAATGGAAAAACCAATTTTTTCTAGTACAAAGCATCAAATTTTAGTTTCGGAGTATATGAATTTAATGTTATCATCTGTTAAGGAATGTTCTACAAAATCTAAGTTTGAAAATTTTAAAGAAGTATTTAATATAATTATTGAGTATCACAATGGTTATGGTAAAAGTGTAGGTATAGGTAACTGGAATGATTGGTTAATGATTTTACCAATTAATTTATCCGTTATGACTAATGGATATTTTGCAGGATTAGAAACAAAACGTAATGCAAAGTCAATAAGAGTATACAAAGTTTTATTAGATAAATATTTGGAGGATTTAGTTTTAGATTTATCAGAATTAGAATTTGTAAATGAATAAAATTTATATAGAAATATCAAAGCTAACTGATAAGTTTATAGAAATGTCTTATGGTCTTGTTCAAAATGAAACAGAAATAAAAAACGCAGTACAAGAGTTAATGCTTTATTTTCTTTCAATGAATCCTGATCAATTAAAAAGTATTTGGGAGAAAGATGGTAAACAAGGAATTATAAAATATGGTGCAGTAGTTTTAAAAAGAAGTTATACATCTGTAAGAAGTCCTTTTTATTATAAGTATAAAAAATACTACAGGAACTTAGTTACACCTACTGCTAATTATTCATTTGCAATAAATAACTTTCATAAAAGTATTTATAACTTACCAAATGTAAAAGAAGATACTTACCAAAATGATAAGATAGAACTTATAGAAAAAGAATTAAATAAGTTGTGTTGGTATGATAAAAAGATTTTTGAGTTATATTATGGAGAATCAAATACATTAGATAGTCTTGCAAAGAAAACTGGTATAAGTAGGAATAGTTTATTTAGTACAATAGATAAAGTAAGAAATATATTAAAAGAAGAATTATTAGATGAGTAATTTTTTTGTTAAAGATGAGGTGTATCAAGAACGCATAGCATTATGTAGAGAATGTGTATATTATTTTAAACCTACAGGTTCTTGTAAGGTCTGCTTATGTTTTATGAAAGTAAAAGCTAGGATAGGAGTAATGGAATGTCCTCAGAAGTATTGGAGTAAAACGACAGAAGTAGAAAGACCTGATCACATACCTGAAGAACTAATAGAAGAATGTCTATTGATTTGGGATGATGTAAAAACTGGAGTAGCAAAGAACATAACAGTAAAAAAGAAAATGATTGAATTATATAATACAATACATAGTACAAATTATAAACCTACAAGTAATTGTGGAACTTGTTTAAATAATTGTTATCATGGCATAAGAAAAATAGTAGAGGAATATAAAACATAAAAGATGAAAGATAAAACACCAAATTATTATACAGGAAAAGTATATGGTTATAAAGCATTTGATATTATAGAGGATTATGAATTAAATTATAATTGTGCTACTGCACTTACATACATCTTGAGAAGTGATAGAAAGCATAGTAGTGCTGATGAATGTTTACAAAAAGCTATAGATCATTTAAGCAATCAATTAAAAATATTAAAAAAGTTAAATAAAAACAATGTCAAAAAGAAATAAATTATATTGTTCTAAAACAACAAATCTTTTTATAATGCAGTTTGGTTTTACATATCCTGTAACATCTTGGAATACTAGAGGGAGAAAAGATACAAGAACAAAAGCACATGGTAATCAAAGAATAGAACTTAATAAAAAAGCTATATGTTAAAATACCAATGTAATAAATGTGAGATACAAAAAGAATTTAGCAAGGTAATAATGAAAGTTGAAAACGGAAAAATTATTAATGTGGGAACAGAGTGTCCAAACTGTAACGAGTATATGCAAGAAATAGAAAAAGAGTTTGGAGGGTTTCCTTCACTTAAAAGAACTGAACCATCATTAAGTAAAAGCAAAGATAGATTGTGGAAAGATACTAAGTCTAAATTTACCACTTAATGAAATTTGTAATAAAGGATGATAAAGACAAGCAAAGTCTGATAAACTATTTAAAGGAGTTAGGAAACGATTATATAGTTGATGTAAAGAAACAAAGAAACAATAGATCAAATATGCAGAATAATTATTATTGGAAATGTATAGTACAAACACTATCAGATGAACTAGGGTATTTTCCTAATGAGATGCATGATATACTAAGAGCTAAGTTTCTACAAGAGTGGGAGATGTTAGAGATAAACGATAAGAAAATAGGTATAAACAAGATAGGAAGTACGGCAACACTAAACACTAAAGCATTTGAGATATATGCAGAACAAATAAGAATATGGGCATTGACTGAGTTAGGAATAAGATTAATGCTACCAAACGAATACAACTAATTTCTATTATATAAATGAATCAGTTAACTAATTTAAACTAATTATATGGAAAAAAAAAGATATAGATTTTCTGATTGGATAGCTTATGTAAAGAAAAAAGAATTAACAATATCTAATATATCTAAAAACGAAATTTTTGTATCAGCATTATATTATTTTGATTATTATAATGAAGATTTAGATTATGAAACAAATTATATTAATTATATGAATCGCGAAGGTTATTATATATATAAACAATAAAAAAATGGATGGCAGAATAAACAATAAAGGAACAAAAGGAAATAAGGGTGGTAGACCATCTAAAGCAGAAGAACAAAAACTAATAGAAAACTTAACTCCTATGAACGCAGATGCTTTAAAGTCATTAGAGATAGGTTTAAAGAACAAGGAACAATGGGCAGTTAAACTATTCTTTGAATACTTTTATGGTAAACCTCAACAAAGAGTTGATGTTACCAGTAATAGTGAAACATTAAATATACCTATAATAAACTTCATTGAATCCGAAACTGAATAAAAAGTATAGTGTATTATTTTCTTCTGATTGTAGATACTATATAATTACAGGAGGGAGAGGTTCAGGTAAATCTTATGCAGTAACTGTGTTTCTTACTTTGCTTACAATGGCACAAGGTATAAGAATATTATTTACAAGGTTTACAATGGTATCTGCACATCTATCTATTATACCTGAGTTCTTAGAAAAGATAGGTCTATTAGGATATGATTCTATATTTAGTATTAATAAGTCAGAGGTTGTTAATACATCAACAAATAGTGATATACTATTTAGAGGGATTAAGACTTCATCAGGTAATCAAACTGCATCTCTAAAATCTTTACAAGGTATAAGTTCTTGGGTATTAGATGAAGCTGAAGAATTAATAGATGAGAATATATTTGATACTATTGATTTAAGTATAAGAGAGAAAGACATACAGAATAGAATTATATTAATACTTAATCCTACAACTAAAGAACATTGGATATATAAACGATTCTTTGAGGAGAGAGGTGTACAAGCAGGTTTTAATGGTATTAAAGATGATGTCTGTTACATTCATTCTACTTACTTAGATAACAAGCAGAACCTATCAGATAGTTTCTTAGAAAGGATATATACACTAAAAGAAAACAATCCTAAAAAGTATTTACACAAGATACTTGGAGGGTGGTTAGATAAAGCAGAGGGTGTAGTATTTGATAACTGGACAATAGGGGAATTTAATCCTGATGGTTTACAAACATCTTGTGGTATGGACTTTGGATTTTCTATTGATCCTGATAGTCTTACAGAAGTAGCTATAGATAAAAGAAAAATGAAGATATACATTAAAGAACACATTTACAGAAATGGTTTAAAATCTCATGAGTTAGCTAAGATTATATTAGACAAAGTAGAAAACAAATTAATAATAGCTGATAGTGCTGAACCAAGACTAATAGAAGATTTAAGGCATCTAGGAGTTAATATAAGACCAGTTAAGAAAGGAACTATAGAAAGTGGTGTAACTCGTATGCAAGACTATCAGTTAGTTGTTACTGCCGAATCTACTAACATAGCTAAAGAGTTAAACAATTATGTATATGCTGACAAAGGTTCTAAGTTATATGTAGATAATTACAATCATGCTATAGATGGAATAAGATATAACGTTATATATCATTTAGACAATCCAAACTTAGGTAAATATTATGTGCAATAAAAAAAGGTGCAATTCTAAGAATTAACACCTTTTAACTAATTAAAGCTATGAAAACAATACAAATATACGATTTTAAACTAAATAACAACAAATTCTATTATATAATATGCAAGTAAAAATTAAGAAAGATGGTAAGCAAAAAAACTACAATCTTATTAATAGTTGGGAAGATGTAACACTTGAGAAATGGTCTAGACTTATTAATAGTCAAACCAAATCTAAAACAAAAGAAGCATTAGAAACAATAAGTGTTTTATCTGATATACCTGCAAAACTTATTAAGGAGTTAAAGATTAGTGATGTATCAGTTATTTTAAGTAAGATAGCTGAATTACAATCTAAAGCAAATAGTACCTTAAGAAGAATTATTAAAGTAGATGGTGTTGAGTATGGGTTTCATCCTAGTTTATCAGATATTAGTTTAGGAGAATATGCAGACTTAGAAACATACATACAAAACGGAGTAGAAAAAAACTTGCCTAATATAATGGCAGTTCTTTACAGACCGATTGTAGAAAAGAAAAATAAATTTTATACTATTACATCTTATGATGGTAGTGGTGTAAGAGTTAGAGCAGAGAAATTTAAGAAGATGAAAGCAAATGATGTAAATAGTGCGTTGGTTTTTTTTTGGACTTTAGGCAACAAACTGTCAACGATTTTGCCATTGTATTTAATGGAACAAACCAAGAAAGTGATAGAATCTCTACAGATGAACAATTCGCAAAAAAGTGGAGTTGGTTCGGTATAATGTATAGATTAACAAATGGAGAGATAGTAAATTTAGAAAGGATAACAAAGTTAAGTTTGTACGAGTGTTTAACTTGGTTAAGTTACGAAGTAGATTTAAATGAAATAAAAACAGTTCAAAGATGACACATTTTAAAAATTACAACAATACGATAGATACCTTAAAACAATTAGGTACTAATCACTATCAAATTAAAACTGTTACTACTGGAGATATTTGGGAGATTGATTTAGAGAAAAATACTTTATTTCCTTTAATGCACATCAATCCAATTAATGCAGTAGCTGCTACACATCAAATGACTTTAAACTTTCAAATCTTTATAATGGATTTAGTATTTAATGATGAGAGTAACGAGCAAGAAGTATTATCAGATTGTTTAAGTATTTGTAATGATCTAATAGGTACACTAAAGAACGGAGAGAGTTTATACTTGTCAGGTGCTAGTCAAGGAGAAAGTCCTGCATACTTTACAGAGGGAGATGTAACTATAGAACCATTTACAGAAAGATTTGACAACGCAGTAACTGGTTGGGTATTTACTTTACCAATAGTAATAGAGAATAACTACAATACTTGTATAGCACCACAAGCAACAACATACGCAGGTAAATAATGTTTAAAATAAAAATAGGAAAATTAACAATACAATTAATACCACCAAAAATAACTTATAAATTATAATTATGGCAGATTTAACGACAACGATAAGTGAAAGTGTAACACTTAACTCAGCAGTTAGGGGAACAACAAACACAGTAACAACTACAGGAATAAATAATGTATATGAAAGAATTGTAACTTGTACTCATTCACAAGCAACTACATTAGTAGCTTTTAATAGTAATTCTTATGGTGCAGTAGTACAATTAGATAAAGAAGATGTAAGGTATATTAGAGTAACAAATCTTAATGCAACTATATCTGTAGAAATTGCAGTAGTAGGTGCAGCTACATTATATCAAGTAACTTTAAAAGCAGGGCAATCTCATATATTAGGTGCAGCAGATAATATTATGTTAGCTGAAGCAGACACTACACCAAGTTATGGAACTATGGCTGCATTACAAAACATATCAGTTACACCAGTAGGAACTACTAATGTTGATTTAGAAGTATTTGTAGCTAGTGTATAGTGGAAGCAATAGAAAGATACTTAAATAGCTTTGGTCAAAGTGTAGTAAATAAATCAAAAGGTATACTTAAAAAAAAGAAGAAGGTGGTTACTGGAACTCTTTTAAATAGTATATCTTATACTTTAAGTGAAAGTAAGCAAGGATTTACATTAAAGTTTTTAATGGCTGACTATGGTAAGTTTATAGACAAAGGAGTATCAGGATCAAAAAAAGATAGATATTATGTAGACTATAAAGGAAAGAAAAGAAAAAGTCCTTTTACTTATGGTAAAACAAGAGATGGTAGTTTAACTAGAGCATTAGATAAATGGATTGTAATGCGAGGTATAGCACCAAGAGATGAAAAAGGTAGGTTTATATCTCGTAAGAGTTTAAAGTTCCTTATAGCAAGAAAAATATATACACAAGGTAAAGAAGGAATTAGTTTCTTTCAAAAACCATTAAAATTAGAAATGAGAGGTTTTACTACATCAATGGGTAAAGCACTTAAAGAAGATATAATAAAAACAATAGAGAAATGATAATAGAACAAAAACCTTTATATAATACATTACCAATAGGACAAGATATAATGTTTACAGTATCAGATGAAACTATTATAGTAAATAAGTTTCAGCCAAAATTTACTGCTGAAGTTTATGTTGCAGATGAATCTAGTAATTTAGGTTCAGTTTCTTCAAAAGTTGCAACATTAAAAGTAACTCCTAACAACAAAGGTGTAGGTATTTTTTCTCTACAATCAATATTAGAAAGTTATGTAGAATCACAACATGAAGGTGTTGATTATTTACAAACCAGTATTAGTCAGTTTAAAGGAGTTAATTATTCATTAGACAATCCACATCCAATACACCTTATAGATAA